GGTATATTGATGGTAGATTATACTACCATAAATTAATTGATGATAAAAGTCCCAAACAGGGATTAGTTGGTCTACGTCCAATCGACCCTCAAAAGATTCGTAAGATTCGTGAGGTCAAGAAAGAAAAAGACGAGAAGACGGGCGTTGAAGTTGTTACAGAGATAGAAGAATACTATATCTTTAATGACCAAGGTTTTGATAAGTCTGGTAATAATACTGGTCAGACTTTAAGAATACATCCAGATTCGATAGCGTATGTTACATCTGGATTGGTAGATTATAATAAAACAGTTGTAGTTGGTTATTTACATAAGGCTGTTAAGTCTGTTAACCAACTAAGAATGTTAGAAGATGCTATGGTTATCTATAGGATATCCAGAGCACCTGAAAGAAGAATTTTTTATATTGATGTAGGTAACTTACCTAAAGCGAGAGCAGAACAGTACTTAAAGGAAGTACAGACAAGTTATCGTAATAAGTTAGTATATAACGCTGACACAGGTGAAGTAAAAGATGACCGAAAGCATATGAATATGCTAGAGGACTTCTGGTTACCACGAAGGGAAGGTGGAAGAGGAACAGAAATTTCCACATTGCCGGGTGGTCAAAATCTCGGAGAGATTGAGGATATACTTTATTTCCAAAAGAAATTGTATAGAGCATTAAATGTTCCAATCTCTAGATTAGAAACCGAAACAGCGTTTGCTATAGGTAGAGCTACAGAAATTTCTAGAGATGAAGTTAAATTTTCTAGGTTTGTAGATAGACTACGAATGAAATTTACTAGATTATTTGATGATATATTAAGAACACAACTTCTGTTGAAAAATCTTGTAACAGAAGATAATTGGTTAGAAATGAAAGAATATATTTCGTATGACTTTCAAAAGGATAGTCATTTTGTAGAGATGAAAGAATCAGAGATATTAAGAGAAAGAATTAATACTTTGAATGAAATGGACCAATTTGTTGGAAAGTATTATTCACAACGATGGATAAGAAAAAATGTTCTTAGACAATCTGAAAAAGACATAGAAGATATGCAAAAAGAATTAGAAAATGAAGGCGGTGATGAAGATGAAGATGAAGATTATTAGGAGAAACTATGACTATTGAAAATGTAAGAAAGTTTGTTAATCAAATAGTTGATGAAGATAATATCGAAGCAGGTGAGACATTTAAATCTCTAATGCAAGATAAACAATCTGATGCTATCGATTTAAAAAGAATTGATGCTCAACTTAGTTGGTTAGATAAAGAACAACCGAAATAAAAATCGAGAAATAAATGAAAACATTTAGAGATTTACGTAATACACTTATTGAAGCAAACTTTAAAGTAGATACTAAAAAACTACAATTAAAGACTGCTAAAATTAAGAATGTAGATGTTTACTACCATAGTGAAAAGTCGGGTAGTAAAAAGGTTCGCGTTTATGTTAAACCCAAAGGTGTAAAAACACCAGAAGAATTAGGTGTTTACAAAGACATTAAAACAGCTGAAAAATCGGCAGGCGAATTTGTTAAATTGATGGGTGAAGATATAGAAGAAGGTGTAACTTTTCTTTCAAAAGTAGTAGAAGAAAGTAGAAGGGAAACTGAAATTGAAGAAGGTAAATTTGTACCTACACCTAAAGATTTGAATAAATTATCAGATGCTATGAAATTAAATAGTATACAGAAAGATATATTATTTGGTTTTATGAGTAAAGGAAAGGTTACCCAGAGATATATGGGAAAGGCAGCCGAAGAAGTCGAAGAAGGAGCCCTGTCACCTCACAGTCCTTCTAAGAAAAAAGTAAGTGGTAAAATCATTGCAAAGAAAATGCAAAAGAGTAAAACCATGAAGGGTTTTGCAAATAGAGTTGCAAAGATGAAAACGACTTCTGAATGGGAGTTAGACCAAATCTTACCTGATTATGTAAGTGGTGGTGATATACAGGATTTATTTAGAGAAGACATTGACGAAGCTGTTGGTGATACATCAATAGAAGATGGTGTTAATGCATATGTAACTGCAATCAATAATGAGATGATGAAGGGTGAGTTTTCTAAACAATATAAAGCGAAACAGGAAGAACTTAAAGCAAGAGCAGCCAACAAGTATTGGAGACTTGAAATGTTTGAGTTTGGTAAGGCACGTTCAATTCATGCATTTGTAGATAAGGAAACTGGAGATATATATAAGCCAGCTGGATGGAAAGCTCCAGCTAAAGGGCCTAGAGGGAATATAACAGACCCAAGTTATATTTCTAGGGTTTCACAAACAAGACATCCTCAAATGGGTGGTCATTTGTATAAAAGAGGATAAATATGAAACTTATAACAGAACATTTGGATGACAATATAGGTTATATTGTCGAAGAAGACAAAAAAACGGGAAAGAAAAACTTCTATATTGAAGGTGTAATGCTACAAACTGAAGTTAAGAACAAGAATGGACGCGTATATCCCCGTTCCATTATGGAAAAAGAAGTTAAACGATATACCAATGAGTATATTAAACAAAAACGAGCCTACGGAGAACTTGGACATCCTGAAGGACCAACAATTAATTTAGAGAGAACATCTCATTTAATTGAAAGTCTAAAACAAGATGGAGACAATTTTGTAGGTCGTGCAAAAGTTTTATCTACCCCTATGGGAGAAATAGTCAAAAGCCTTATTCAAGAAGGAGCGAGACTAGGAGTATCCAGTAGAGGTATGGGTTCACTAAAAGCAAGCCAACGTCAAGATGGTGCGCAATTAGTGCAATCTGACTTTCAGTTAGCGACAGCTGCTGATATAGTTGCAGACCCTTCTGCACCTGATGCCTTTGTTAATGGTGTCATGGAAGGAGTAGAGTGGGTTTGGGATAATGGTGTTATTAAGTCTCAGAAAGTAGAAGAATGGAAACATGAAATACAGAGAGCTACAACACACAAACTCCAAGAAACGAAATTAAAAGTATTTAGATCGTTTCTTGAAAATTTATAATTATATAAATAATAGTATATTAAGTTATATTAATAGGAGAGTATTCTAATGTCAAATTTAGAAAACACAATAGAACAAGTTATAGCAGAAGCGGCTAAGCCACTTCCTAAAGCTAAAGCTGATTCTAGTCCTGATAAAGATGCACCTGTTAAATCAACAGATGCAGCTAGTAAAGCTGGCGACGCCACTAAGAAAGCTAGTCCTCCTGGCGGAGACAAAGCTTCTGAAAAGGGTGGTGAAGTTAGTGACGGTAAAACAAAGAAAGAGAAGACAAAAGGTAAGGCAGTAAATCAAGAAGAAGTTGAAGATAATTCCGAAACTCCTGAACTGCAAGAAATGTCTAAAGCTGATTTGTTAAAAGCTGCTGTAGCATCTTTGAAAGAAAAGGACGTTAAACAACTCCAATCAATCGTTAAAGAATTGAATGGGGATGACGAAGACGAAGATGATGATGACGAAGAAGAAACTTCAGAATCACTAAGTCGAAATGCCTTGATTAGAAAGGTAGTAGAGTCTTTGAAAGATAAAACAGTCACAGAAATCCGAAATTTCATGGAACAAGATGATGAAGATGACGAAGACGAAGATGATGATGAAGAAGAAACATCTGAATCTAAGAAAGCTTCTAAATCTGAAGATGAAGATGAAGATGACGAGGATGAAGACGATGATGAAGAGGAATCTGAATCTAAGAAAGAATCCTATGAAGTTGACATGTCTGATGACATAGAAGCTCTTGTCGCTGATGAAGATTTATCAGAAGAATTCAAAACAAAAGCTAAAACGATTTTCGAAGCCGCTGTATCTACAAAAGTTAAAGAACAGATTGATGAGATAGAATCTAAGTATGAAGAAACTACTAAAGAAGCTATCGAAGAAATCAAAGAAGACTTAACCACTAAGGTTGATTCTTATCTTGGCTATGTAGCTGAAAGTTGGGTTGAAGAAAACGAATTAGCTATTGAGAGAGGATTAAAATCCGAACTCACAGAAGGTTTCATCAACGGATTGAAAGATCTGTTTGAAGAACATTACGTTGAAGTACCAGAAGACAAGTTTGATGTAGTTGAAGAACTAGCAGGAAGACTTGATTCTATGGAAGATAAACTAAATGAGGAAGTTGCAAGTAACATTACAATGAGTCAAATGGTTGAAGAACTGAAACGTGAAAAAATTGTCAGAGAGGCCGGTAATGGTCTAGCTGATAGTGA